AAGCGCAGAACCAGAGGTCAAAACCTCTTTTTTATTAACCTAATTGGTACACTCTTCGCCCGCTATTTGGTACCTTTTTACTCCGCCATTGACAACTGGCGAGGCTCGCGGCGGCAATGTCAGCATCTTGGCGCGAAATGCGCCTACTAAAGCCGACCAGCCGCGCTCGGAATCAGCCAGCGATATCAGTTCGCCTTTCAATTTGGCGGTTTCGATTTCGGTTTTCTCAGCTTGCGCTCTGGTAAGGCGCGTTTTCTCGGATGCCAGATCCCCGGCTTCGCCGTTCAGCATCCCTTTGATGTGCTTTATATACCCGACTACACACGGAATGATTTCGTATTGCCCCCGGTCTTTCGGTTTCGGAATGATTCCCTCATTGGCAAGCTGCTGAACACGACGAGGCGTCATATCCAACAGTTTGGCTATGGTGTCGACGGAAGCAGTGCTCATGAGGTTGAAACGAAATGAAACCCAGGGAAAAGTCTGAAACTAGGGAAATATCGCGAGTCCTCCGACCCGCATCTTGTCCAGAACGTCAGGGACCCCGCTTCATAAAGAAACGCGTCGATAGGTTTATTTCACTGCTTATTTGTTAAAGAGTACTGAAAAATGTATTTATATTCTCTATGAATAATAGAATTAAATATGTTTGCTCTATTTACGAAATATCTCGACACATTCTTTCCAGGTTGTAACGCCTAACTTCAGCAGTGGAAAATCTTCAAGAGCATCTTTTAAGCTTTCCAATGCAATTAAAAATTTATCCCCTACACTTTCATATTCAGCAACTGACTGATTATGCGCTTTAACAACGTTATTCATTTGTTCAGTAACTGCTTGTAGTTCTAGGATTAATACATTCCTTACCATTTTTCCTAAGTTATAAGTATTGTTCTCATTAAATTTAGTCTCAAGTTTCTGAACAACTTCATCTATGAAGCTCTTATTTTTTAGCAAAGAATAAAGAGCATCACGCCACCTCGATTCTGTATCGGTAAGTTTAATTTCTTTAACAACAATGTATCTATCAAAAAGATAATAGAATGCATTTATAAAAGCTTCCAACGAAGAACGAAAATCACCTGAAGAAGAATTATCATTGCCTCCACCGTCTCCACCGTCTCCACCGTCTCCACCGTCTCCACGGTTTCTAATGGGCACTTTGCCTTTCGGGAAAACTGCAGTTGTCTCCATATAAATTATACCTCCTCACTAACTGTCTTCCTTATGCTGAAAAATAACTGCTCAAGAAACAGTTTAACATGCATTCTTTCAGGTAAAGTGGCTAGTAAATCAAATTCATAAGAACCGTACAACCATATCAATAATCCCTTCTTGTCACAGCTATTCCATAAGTTTCCCATCCCCCTGGACAACACCGCACAATCCCTTAGAGTCCAAGCCATAGCCTGTTTGATCCGCTGCTTTAGTGGGCTTTAAATCGAAAACGCTGCGGCAAAGGACGGACTTCCGGGGTCGCGTCCGGTTTCTATGGGAACAAAGCAAATGAACACAGAACCGCGTACCAAAATATCAATTCTCCGCGAACACATGGCGGCCGAAAGATGGCAGAAAGCAATCATTATCGCCGCCAAATTTCCGCGCCTTGGCGAGCATAAAGAAACCATCCTTCGCGCTCACGGCGCATACACTAACCCGCACTTTTACGCGCAAATCGGAAAAGACATCGAAGCCTTGAAAGAAGCCGGACGCACTGCATTGCTTGAGAAATACTCCTTTTAGCATTTTCTCAGAATCAATATCGCTTCTGCTTTATCTTCCGGCGTCTGCTGTATCGTGTTATTCATGCCAGCATTACGCTTTTCTACTAATTCAAACCCGCATGCTGCCGCATTATCGATGGCAATCTGCGCCAACGGATAAGTCTGACTGCCAACCTGCAGTGCAAATACGGCCCCCTGCTTCAGATGTACCGCAACCTTGCGCATCATGGGCAAATAAAAACCCTGCACCCAGATATCGAATTTCGGATACCTCATAGAACTGGTATCTTCCCCGGCATACACCTCAACATCGAAGTAAGGCGGCGAAGTCAGTGCAAAATCGAATTCACCGGATAAATTCGCCTCTTCGAACGGTTGTTCGATGAACTGAGCGGTTTTATCCGATTCGGCAAATCCGGATAATGCTGCCCGCGCCTTTTCTAAGCCAGCATGCGCAACCGGTGAAGGATCGCAACCGACATACTCACGCGCACTCACACCAAGCAGAAAGCCGACATAACGCCCGCCCCAGCCATGACACGGATCAAGCACACGACCGCCTTCCTGGGTAAATTCATCGATCAGATCGCGCGCCAAGCGCGCCGGAAAATCCAGCGGCATCCTCGCACCCGCCATCGGCATACCGAACGACAACACCCGGTCAAAATCCGGCCGTTCATCCACAGCCCAACGCACTCCACGCATTGATGGATCGTGTTCATGCGCCTTGGCAATACAATCCGGCACCGAATCCTTCCGGTCACCCGCCGTCCAAAATCGTTCAGGACAAAATGCCAGCGACAAATAACCCGGATATTCACCGCCCAAATGCTTGGCCTGGATGAAATGCCATGCCGCCACACCGGGTGTGATCTTAGGCGATAACAATCCACCGGATCTCGCCTTTGCGATATGTACAGACCACTCGCGAACGATACCGCTCCACGCCTGATCGATCATCGCCTTTACCGATTCATCCAGCTCAGTAAGCGATTTCTTGGCTATCTCCTGCGACTGAATGCCGGATTGACTGGATAACGCATTCGCCAATCGGCTGATTTCGTCAGTATCGAACCCAGTCAATGCGAGATCAAATTCAGCATCGGTCAATGCATCCAGCTCAAGGGACAAAAGCTCAGTATCCCAGCCGGACTCTTCCGCAATCCGGTTATCCAGAATCCGGTAAGCCCTTTTCTGGTTCTCACTCAAACCCTGCTTGCACAACACCGGCACGGTACCGGTATCTTCCCAACCTGGAATCGCCCAGCCGTACCTTTGCACCCGCAGAGCCGCCAGCAAGCGGCCATGCCCGGCGATTACCTCGCCCTGCTCATCAGTCAGAATCGGAAAAGTCCAACCAAACTCACGCAAACTTGCGACCATCTTGGCAAGTTGTTCTTCACCGTGCTGCTTCGGATTGCGGGCATACGCGATCAATGCCTCAATCGGTTTTGCTTCGATCTGCGGAAATTGGGTTTGCAGGAACATTTCTTCCATTTTGTGTCATCCTTGAATCGACACTCAATGGGTGTTCCTGCAGGGCGCTCCCGGCGCTCAACCTGTTTAAAGTCCCGCAACGCGGACACTTGATGTTCAACTGAATAAAAACTGCTTCGGCCAGTTTCTTATTACACTGGCCACAACGAATCTCTTGCACTTGCGAGCCCCCTTATTATTGTTGTAGGCTCACCTACCCTCGCGAGGGTGGAGAAGCCTTAGGCCAAGACTCGCAGATCATTCCTGCGTGTTGCGGTGGTTGCCACGGGTGTTACCGCACCCTGGCAACCGCTTCTTCTCTTTTTTCCTTTCTAAATTCATACCCACAAAACAAAACACCCCGCTGGCCATAAGCCAAAGCGAGGTGCTGGAAAACAAAAAAGCCCGGAGGTTTTAGCCTGCGAGCTTCCTGGATGCAATTACTTCGAGAATGGGAAAAATATACCTGGTTTGTATAAACAGTTCAAGCAAAAATATTCCAGAATGAAAACTACCCGATAAGCTCGGGCAGCTTGGATAGTATGAACTGAGCTATTACGCAGTCAATTTTCTGCTGCGCGCAGAAAACCCTATCAGACCTAATCCCGCTAGCAGCATTGCGTAAGTTTCTGGTTCTGGAACCGGTGAAACGTACCAAGCAGAATCTGGTGAAAATTTCGTGCCTTGAACATGCAGAGCCAATTCTCCGCTAATCGGCAGATGCGAGCTTCCTAATCCAAAAGCATTCCACGAAACTGATTCACCCGTTTTAAGTTTATCGCTACCACGGCCAAAATCATATCTGAAATCAAAGCTACCGCCGGGGCCGCCGCCTGGGTTTTTACTAACAGTACTGACACCGCCGCCTGCAACGGTTGTAACTGAGCTAGGTGTTACACCATCAACTGCCATTGAGCCAATAAACGCACCTGAGCCAAAAGCACTCAGATCGATATTGTGCAAAAAGAATGACCAATGACCGCTCCCCAGATCATTAATTTCCAAATCTGCAAAATGGATATTTGACGGTCCACCTCCGGACAGAAGATGCCCGAAATGATACGAAGCGGCTTGAGCACTGCTGCCAATGGCCAAAATGCCGACTGCGAAGGTTGACGCGATTAATTTTTTTAAAAACATCTTAAACTCTCCTCAGAAACTTTAGAAATCAATTACCCCTTTATGACAGGGTATGTCAGCAGCAATCCCTTTATGCCACAAGGATAAATTAGCGGGCAGCATTATACAATAGAACATCAATCCTGATTTCTTAGTATTTCTGTCCTTAATCAAACTTCGAATTCACTCATTCCCCGCTGTACTAGCCGATCTGAAATTTACTTGCAGCGCTTCGATATAAATCTTTTCCAGCGTTTTATCTGCTGCTTAGCGTTGATAAAAGAATGGAATTAAATAGTCTGTAGTGCTAATCTTAATAACCATTTCGCATCAAGGAGCACTGATCACCTCAAACGTCAGGCCAACCGGGGCGGGTCTCGCGCTTAACATTCTATATGCCTCATCACCACAATAACGACTAATGGAGAAAGCTATGTCAACTTATAAATACGCTGCGATTGATCCAATGTCCCTATTTTTGTCTGATCGTGCATACTTAATTTGGGTGGAATTACACCACCCACATGAACCTGCCCTATCCAAAGTTGCTGAGGTCGTCAAGACACTAAGCCCAGAGGAAAAAAAGTTTGCGCTCTCACAAGCCAAGAAATTGGCTGCATATAGTAAGGCTGTGACAGAAAGTTTGAGCAAGTAGCAGCTTAGTAAACTTATAATTTTTTCTGGAGTGCGCCCGGCCCCTAAACCGGGCGCAATCGACTGAATTAATTTCATACACAATAACTTCCCGAGCACACCACCCCATCCCGCTCAAACTCTGGCGTCAGAGTATCAATCGCCCGGCTTTCCAGTGCTATCAATCTCTCGCTTACCCGCTTCATCGCGTAGTGATAAGCACCGTGCGACAAACCGAACTGTTCCGCCATTTCCCTGAACGTAATGCCCCCGGCTTGTTTCTTGTTCAAAGCCCCAACCGCTTTGGCGATCAAGATATCCACTGCCAGCGGGTTAAAATTCGGGAATGACGGCGCCATCCAATCGCCCAGGCTCATGATTGCTTCTTGGCGTTCGCGCGAGAACACGAAGCGTTTTTTACCGTCGATCGCTGCAATTTTATTCACTCCGTAGCGCGCCTGGATCGCCCACGCTTCCGGACCAGGCAGTCTGTCGCGGACAATTGCGCGGATCATGGCGCACTGGCCGCGAATTTCCAGGGGGGACAATCCACTGAAATCCACGGTAGAAGGATCGCCTTCATTCCATATTCCCAGCTCCTTCATAATGGCACGGATTGCCTTGGACATGATGTTTTCGACGGATACCTCATACGCCTGGATCATAAAGGCGAAATGTAGTGCCTGCGAAGTTGAGCGAAACATGGCCTGATTCATACGGTTTCCTTGTAGTCTTTGCATCTGCGCCCATGATTGCGGCGTCTGCCGTTTTCATCTGACTTGGTGCAAACCGTCACATCCGCACCGAAAGCACGTTCGGTATGCTGATGAATACACCCTCTGCATGTTCTGGATTCCCTGGCGATCAATATTTTCAAAGGATCGCGGAATATCAGATTGGATGGAATGTCACGATCCATCATGCAGTCATCAACTCTAACTCGCGCACAATGACCACAACACCTGGTGTTTCTGCGTAGCGTTTGCTCTGAGTCCCTTTAACAATTTGAACGTCATCGACGTAAACAACCCCGTTCATGCCATCTTCAATGGATTTTTGAACATTTGAACAATCGGGTTTCTTTGTTGCAGATATCAATCCTTCAGCAGCCTGCTTCTGCTTTTTCTTGGACCAAGAAGCAGGTATCTGAAACCGTATATCCATCTCAACATAAACAGGCCCGGCTATAAGTGACCTTCCGGCCATCGCAACATGCGCAGCATGCGCTACCAGTGATTCATAATTAGCCGTTTTCTCAGGCGTATAATGAGTAAGGAATTTCCCTCTACGCGCTGTTTTGTGCCGCCCTTTCCCGACAGGATTTCCAGGAACAACAAACTGAACTTCATTCATTTCTTGTTTTTCCATTCCGTTTTTACCCTTTCCAAAACCGCATCGGCAAATGCATCGCCGTATAACTTGCGCCATGAATCGATACACTTGACGCAGTACTCCCGAGTGATCGACCGATTGATCCAGTCAACAGCCTCATCCAAAGTCGGTTGCCGGTATTTTTCCCGCTCATTACCCACCCCCGCCTTCCGCTTTGTTGACCACTTTCCGGCTCAAAATTTCATGAATCTCCGCAAACCGTTTCTTCGCTTCCCCAACCGAAACGGTCGTTTTCCCCGGTGCGGGCAGTGCTTTGATGCGAGGCGGTATTTCAGGAGAAAGATCGCCGTTCCGGATATCCTCAGTCGCTTTGTCCAATGCCGATTTCCAGCGCCCTTTGATTGCCAGGTATGGGAAGTTCGTCAGATCGCCACCGAGCTTCACCGCAGCCCAAAAAATCGCCGGATTGCTCCAACGATCCTTACCGGTTTTCCGCAGCGCCATCTGCTCGGTAGCTTCGATGAATGCGCGCTCGTAATCCAACGATGGACGGCATGACTTGATGAATTCCGGGAACGATGGCGGCCAATCGTACATTGTGATGCACCGTTTTAATCCCACTCTCACTTCCTCGAAAGTTATGCCCATTTCATCCAATTCTTCGCCCCAGCACTGCTTCCATGATTCGACGTGAGACGGTGATGCAAACTGATCTTTCCACCGCTTTGGATAAAGCAAATCAAGTTTCTCAAACAGATAATCAATCGGTTTTTTCCCTTTAAATCTTGGAGATGTCGTTAACCAGATCACCTTCGATGATCCTACCTCCGTCATCGCATTGTTCCCGTTTGTTTCCATAGCCATCACCCCCATGGATGTAATCAGATGCACTAAATTTATTAAATTTTTTCTGTTCTGGAATCTTGCCTTGCAGCACCTTGCCCTTTGCCTGCAAAGCTTCGGCTCGCTGGCTTTTCACGATCCCGAGAACGTACGCAAAGCCTTTGCCCTTGTCCTTCGCGGTACGTGCTGCGTGCATGAATTCGTCAATCGTTGCACCAGCTTCGATCAGCATCAGAAGCTTCGGGTGAGCCGGGTTTATGTCGATAATTCCGATTTTTTTGATTTCGAGGCACACGCTTGCAGCCGGGGTTGGTTCCCTACTCTGTTGGGAGGGATAATCAGTGTGTGTTATATCCTCTGGTTTATGGTTATTGGTTAATGGTTCTTGGTTAGGCTTTTTTTCGCTTTCAATTGGGTTAGCGAAATTAACCGACCGGTTTTTCTTCGGCCTGCCGCCTTTCTTTCCATTGGTTGAGTTTGTTTCGCATTTAGTGTGGTATTCAATAATTTCTTGCTCAATTCGTTTGTGAACCCATCCCGAATCAGTTAAATAGAAGAAATCAGATAGCACATTTTTTACATTTGGTTCATCTTCGGTTCCCAAACCTAACCGACGCAAAACCGTTTGGGTTTCTTTCGGTATTGGTGATTCATCGAGGTAACACCAATCAATAAGAGTCCGATAAATGTAATGTTCGATCGGCTTAAGATGAGCTGTATCTTTGCGATAGTCGGCTATATTGAATTGGTAGTAATGCAATTTATTTATTCCCTGCCGTACTGGCTGACCTGAAATTAACCTGCAACGCTTCCATGTAAATCTTTTCAAGCGCTTTATCCGCTGCAATGAGCGCTTCGCGCATGGCGATAAATTCATCCCATGGCGCGGAAACGTCGTGTCCATCTGCCCGCATTTCGTTGAGTAAGTGCATTAGGGGTGAAATGAATGCTTTGGTATTCGCCAGCATGGAGATATTTAGCTTGGCCGGGTGCTTACCGTCCGCTGAAACGAAGCCGGATTGTTCCAGTAGTTTGCGTGGGTAGTTATAGCGTTTAGGTTCCGGGGCTGGGAGTGCTTTGGGTGTATTGCTGGCATTAACGGCTTTGCGTTCCAGCGAAATAAAATACCGGCGAATCTGGCGGCCTTTATGGTTGTTCTCGATCATCGCCAGTTCTTTGGCCATGTCCAAGGTCAAGTGGTATTCGGTCCGGCGCTTGCCAGCTCTGCCGTCAGACCTATTTCCGAAATTTAGGAAATAGTCTTCGTCTTGAATAAAACTGTAATGAGTGATGCGACCATTAATCCAATCCGCGAATTTTGTGCCTACCTCCAAAAAGCAATGAAGATCACGGGCATTGCAAAGTTGAACAGATTGATTGCTGATTGTGCCGGTGAATACCGGTACTAAAGAGGTATTTGTCATGATGTGCAGACTCCGATTCGTTGAATGAACCGCTTTCCACGCTTCCAAACGTGGCGGGCGGAACTGAACAGGTTGGAAGACCGAGTCTGCACCGGCGAGCCTTGCGGCTCCCTGCCCAGCCCGCCCATGATCTGGACACACTGAGACAACAAAAAAGCCGCATTGCTTAATACATTGCGGCTCATCACCGCAGACATTCAGGCTTCCACACCTGACCACGGATTTTGCCGTGGCAGAGAAAGGATAAGCCTGTGCAGCCGGATTTGTCAATAAATCAGATTTGTTGTAGTCTGCTTCTTGGTTCTTTTTGATGTGTTCAATCCGTACATTGAACAGGTGAAATATGACGAAACAAGAACTTAACAGTATTGTTATCCGCCTCATAGAAAGCCACAACTTACCGCCAAGCAATCCAATCGTAATAAGCGAATTATTGCTAACTGAATTGGAAGAAAATTGGGATGAGATACCTGCACACACCCAAGCAGTCCTGCTTTGTGTCATTGCTTCGTTAAAGAAACAATTTGCTGAGGAATTCCTGTCCGATCGTGAAGCGCAGGCGATTATGAATAAGCTTCGCGGAAAATAGCAGTAGCTAAAATTTCCGGCAATATCACGGTATGAATTCCTGCTGCTGAGTCGCAGCTTGGCTAAGAAGGCAAAAAAAGAAGAGCGGAACAGAACAAGTTGGTCTTCCGGTAAGGCGCCGGAGAGCCTTTTGGCTCCCTGCCCAGTCCGCTCGTAAATCGAAAATCCATCGAAGCGTAAAAGAGACAGCCGGGCAAAATCCCGGCTGTTTTTTACAATCTCTTTGATGAAATTGACCTTAGTCAATATCCTTGATGTGATTTCCGAAGAATAATCCAGATTGTCATGATTTGTAAACAAATCTGTTTTATTGTAGTGTGTTAGTTTTCTGGTAGCACATGAATTGTCACTATGGGAAAAATTATTGCCGTACTGGCTGCCGCCGCAGCTTTGCCTGCTCTTTATTGGGTATCCGTAAGAGCCTGGAAAGCCATCTGGCAGACATTTCCCAAAATACCGGATAAAGAATACCCGGCAACCGGTATGCAACTTCGAGTCATAATGCCGGAATACACCTTCGATGACTTCATTGGAAAATTCAACTTTGCAGGTGCAAAACTCCTCCCCGCCAGCGGCAGCTACAACATCACCTACACCAACCGCAATGGCATAACCACCAACCGCAACATCAGCGTCAGCCGTGCGTATGAAAACAATGGAAAGTTTATTGTCGACGCCTACTGCCACCTGCACGCTAGCCGCCGCTCGTTCTCCAATCACCGGATCAATCGCGCTGTAGATCTCAATACGGGGAAATTCGTCAACGACCTCGCACAGCATGCCATCGCCAGCTTCGACGATCTTGCCATTCAAAAAACATGGCAAACCATCGGCTATGAAATGATGGCGCTTTATCTTTTGGGATTTCTCTGCTGCACCGATCGCCGCATGCTCAAAACAGAACGCGATATCATGGCTGGCTACCTGAAGCGCCGCCGCCCGGATATTGTTCTGGAAGATGATCAGTTGGAGCGTATGCTGAAGAGACTGGGCATGCCGGATCCGCGGCAATTCAAGAAAATCGTGAGCGATATGAAAGCCACTGGAGATACCACCCGCTTGTGCGATATCGCCGATTGTGCGATGCGCATTGCCGCCACCCAGAAAACCGCCGATCCGCTTGAAAAAGCGGTGATAGAAATGTTTCAAGAAGCATCCGGCAAAGTTATCCCGATTGATAATGGTTGCCAGATTCAGGTGATAGCCGCCCGCAAAGAACCCAGTACACCTAGAGAAGGAAGAGAAACATGGCGATGTACTGGGGGGGAAACCTACAACTACGACACGTCCAATCATCCGGCTACGCGCAAAGGAACGCGCTGACTGGTGCGGTATATTCAACTTATGAAGATGAATGATTTGCATTCTACCTGACATCATATCCATTTGTAAATGAGTTTTATTCTCATTTGTATTGTCTGATTAATCATTCGCGCCCCTTCTCCGACTCCGCTTCGCGCGGGCAATAAATCGCAAAAGTAAGGATCATCAATTCCTGCACGGTTCTGTGAATCTGCTGGCTGGTATTTGTCAGATCTTTCTTCTCGCGCCGGTCGATCCTGCCATCTTGGGTATGGTGGCTAAATTTCTCCGATAACTGGCCAAGCTCCGCATAAAGCTGATTGAATTTGCCGAGTAACTCTTCATGATCGCATTCATTCAAATCCGGCAGCTTCACAAAAATACCGCCCGATTCCTGGCTGATCGCCTCTGCAAACAAAGTGGTTTGCGAAAATGCCTGCAACTGCATCGCGGTATGCACGTTGATCTGCTGCCCTTTGCGCTCATAAACCCGGTTTTCCAGCGCATCTTTCGTCATACCCAGCGCCGCAGCCATGGCTAGCCATCCTCCCGGATAGGCCGTGATCATCTTTGTGTAGGCCTCTCGTGTATCCACCGCTTTCACCTCTGTCTTGTGGTTTTATTTTTCAATCAATGCTTCTAAAGTAACCCTCAGAAAAAAACAGTCGGGACCGCATATCACGGACGGCCACGACTGCTTAATGGGGGTCTTAGCTCCGGTTCTTCGGCATATCCCGTCATTGACCGGACGGACACGGCTGAGTAAAGGGAGGTTTCTCCGATACCGGTATAATAGGAAGCGCGACCAACCTGCTATAAGTAAAGAAGAAACCATGGAAAAACAAAAATCAGTCATCGGAATGGCCTGGTACCGTGCGGAAGATTACGACGCTATCCTCAGGATCATGTCCGACAGCCACCAATTTCCCGACAGGTTCGACGTATGGCTCGCAAAAGCCGAGGCTTTCGAGAAGGATGGCGCAAGCCATGGTTATGTCGTGGTGCGCGCCGTCATCGATCCCAAAACGTTTCCCAATTGGTGCAAGTCTTGCAACCTGAATGTCGATGCCGAGGCAAGAACCTATTTCGCCAACCTCGCCGCCAGGAAATATGCCATCAAACTTAGCGGCTACTGAAAAGCCTGCGTCCTGCATAGTTACCTTATTCATCATCAACCTTAAAAAGGAGTTCCCATGAACGATTATTTGTATGAAGACCTTGCCGCTTGTTTTGCCGCGCTCATTAACGTTCTCGAAAAGCATGGAATACCGCGTTCCGAAGTCGCCGAAGCATTCCAAGAACGATTTTTAACCATGCAATCGCTGCATCCAGTGGATACAGAACAGCTCTTCGTGCTATTACACGCAGTCGCGACTCAGGCGGAAAAGCATGGACGGGACGACTAGCAAATCCCCGGATGACAGCACTTCGTTTTTCTTCAACCGTCATTCTGTACATTTGATCCCCTACGCCGCTTCCTCGGACTTTGCTGACTCTTGGGTGGCTAGCTCGGGCCAGATTTCGTGCCATCTGTCGCACATATCTTTCCTGCTGACTAGACCGTTAGTTTCTTTTTCAATTATCACCATCCACTCAATTGGTATCGGGCGCTTTCCGTGTCGCCAGTTACTCAGTGAAGGCGTAGGAACTCCAATCCGCTTTGAAAAAGCAATGGGCTTCTCATGATTGTTTAAATATTGATCTAGATTCATTTAACAATATTAGCGCAGCGCTAATGCATATGTCAAGCGCTGCGCTAATGGAAAATATTAGCGTGTTGCTATCTAATGCAAATATGAAATATCCAACCATTGAAGAAACTAGGCTTTCTAGGCTTCTGATTCTCAAAGAAGAATTTGGAAGCGTGGCTGCGCTTGCAGAGGTACTAGGTATGTCGAATCCGTCGCAGCTAAGCCAATGGATCAACAGATCACCTGACTCAAAAACTGGAAAACCGAGATCAATCAATAGCGCATCGGCTAGAGATATTGAGAAAAAAACAGGAAAACCCTCAGGCTGGATGGATCAGCCTGTCTATTCTGACAATGAAAAGCTAACGCACGCCATTGATATTCTTACAGGTCTTCCAAAAAACGAGATTGAAAAGATTGCTGGGATTATTGATATTTACCATCAAAGCGAAGAAAAAATCATCAACGGGAATGGCAACTCTAAGTAATGTTGTCAGGCTCAGCGATGCCTGCAAAACGACCGAATGCAAATGCAAGGTTGAAAACAACTAAGAGAAGAATAATAATGATTATAAAAAACATGAACAAATTGTTGTTTATTGCTGCGCTTTCTGTATCAGTTAATGCAAGCGCTGAATGGTCGATTATAGGCCTTGGAACATTGGGAGGGATTAGCAGCACAGCAACAGGAATAAATGATTCGGGTCAAGTTTCTGGCACTTACCGTTCAAATGACGGCAAATCACATGCATTTAGTACCGGAGCAAATGGCATTGGTGCGTTTGACCTGGGTACCTTGGGTGGCAGTTTATCGGTAGCGGAAGATATAAATAATTCAGGGAAGGTGACTGGAGCCTCCTATATTACCGGTGATGCACTTTGGGCGATTGATGTACCTGCATTCCATGCATACTTGACGGGTGAAAACGGAATTGGAATGAATGATTTGGGCGGGCCATTGAGCTACGGCATGGATGTAAATAATTCTGGCGTGGTTGTTGGTCAATCCGCATTCGATTCCAAGTATGTTCATGGCTTCATAACTGCTAACAATGGTTCGGATATGAAAGATATGGGCACCTTGGGCGGAAATCAAAGTAGCGCTTTAGGAGTGAATGATTCTGGTCAAGTTGTTGGTTGGTCTTCTATTAGCACAAAGAATGATATCTATCACGCTTTCATTACAGGAGCTGACGGCAACGGAATGATCGATTTAGGAACGCTTGGGGGTGAATCTAGTGTAGCAACGGATATCAATAGCTCCGGTCAAACCGTAGGTTCTTCTGATGATGCGTTTGGCAATACACGCGCTTTTGTGACGGGCCCGAATGGCTTTGGCATGACTGATTTAGGTACCTTTGGTGGAATTTCTAGCTGGGCAACTGGCATAAATGATGCAGGACAAGTGGTTGGATCGGCTTATACTCCAGGGACTGAGATTCATGCTTTTGTTTTTAATAACGGCGTCATGGTTGACCTTTCTTTACTAGAACCTATAGTCTCGGCAGGATGGACAAATCTTCAGGCCACCGAGATCAATAATTTTGGACAGATTGTTGGAGAAGGTACTTTGAATGGCGTGCGGCAAGGTTTCTTAATCTCAGGCGCCGATCAGGAGGATTTTTACCTTACGTACGTGCCACCAAAATACGATACCCCTACCACGTCCATACCAGAACCATCAACCTACGTGATGCTGCTGGCTGGGTTGGGGTTGGTGGGGTTTAGCTTGAAACACCAGACGAAAAGCAGCCGGGTTAACGCATAAAAAAGTCCAGTGCGTCGCTGTAAAAACGCACTGGACAACCTCGTCTCGTTTAGTCTTTTTACCCTGGTCAAGTAAAAAGACCTTTGCCTAATCAATAGGGAGTCTATTAATAAGCATTTTTATTATGCATGAGTATCTGTTTTTTTACAGCCAGGGTAAGCGCGTAAGGGGTTCGGCGTAGTTGCAGGCAAGCTGAGAAATCGGGAGGCGCGTTTCCCATGGGGTAGGAAACGCGCCTAAA